GTGATGGCGTCCGTGCCCGTCGACAATAATCATCCATATATTTTCACTGTGGGTAATTACATTCGCATAGTCTTGGTTTTTTTCGTTCGGTTCAACTTTGAAACTCGTGTACGGGTTCATCTTGTATAGTATAGGTGCTTTTTTATTTTAGTTGTTTAACTATTTCAATTTTATATAATACCCTACAATATAAAATTGAATTAAATAATATTACAGTTATTAGTATGAATATAATCTCTCTTATTACTCCAAATGGACTTTACCAAGTTATCCAAAAAAGACCTTTTGACAATGTGCGAAGAGAAGGGATTGACAAAATTAAAATCTAAAAACAAAGACGAACTAATCGTTCTTCTTCAAAAAGACACTACCAAAGATTTATCCACCACCATAGACATTCAAAACATTAACGGTTTAGATTACTTGAATACCATAACCAATAATAGCGTGGATTTGATTTTGACTGACCCTCCATATATCATATCCAAAAATAGCGGTATGAACGAACATTATAATACTGTGAAATTTAATGAAGATAATGATATTGTAGAAGTTAAAACGCAAGAAGAATGGGAAGAATATAAGAAAGCCACCGGATTAGAAGACGACAGCAAAAAAGAAAAATATATGAAATATGGTTCTATATATGGAAAAAAATATTGTGTAAAAACAGATTATGGAAATTGGGATAGTGAATTTACGATGGAGATGTTAGACCAATTTATATGCGAGTATTATAAAAAATTAAGAAAAGGTGGAACATTAATAATGTTCTTTGATTTGTGGAAAATAACAGAACTGAAAGATTTATTGGAAAAACACAAATTCAAACAAATTAGATTTATTGAGTGGATTAAAACCAATCCTCAACCAAGAAATAGCAAAGTAAATTATCTAACGAATTGTAGAGAGATTGCTTTAATTGGGGTTAAAGATGGAAATCCTACATTCAATAGCTCATATGATAATGGTATATATATGTATCCGTTGCAAGGTGGAAAAAACAGGTTTCATCCAACTCAAAAAAGCTTGGTTTTATTTGAAGACTTGATAAAGAAACACTCAAAAGAAAATGACGTTGTATTAGATACCTTTTTAGGTTCCGGTACTACCGCTATCGCTTGTAAAAATACACAGCGAACCTTCAAAGGTTGCGAAATATCAAAAGAATATTATGATAAAATATTAGAAATATTATGAAACCAAATCCACTATCTCAAAATGGACTTTAAATAAACTCAATAACTTTTCAAAAGACCAACGAAATTTAATGCAGTCACGTCGGTTATGTACTTGAAATTCACCGATGGTAACACCATTTACAACAATAGATGAACTTTCATTCCATTTTTTTTGTTTGATATTATGGGTAAAGGCTACCTCGTAATTCATCCATTCGATCGGTTCTTTCAATCGTACAAATAAAAGTGCGTTGGTGTGTTTGTTATAATATACGATGGGACAATCAAATGTATTCAAAGCATAATGTTGCAGTAAAGTATGTATGTTTGTTTCAATATATTGTTTGATTTGTTCTACTGTATTCAACGTATCTATGTTTAAGAATTCGCAAAATTTTTTTTTGGTTGGTTGTCCTATCACTTGGGGACAAACCTTAGCATTTTTTTTTGTGGTTTTTGCACTCAAATAAAGTTTGTTATCTTCCGCACTTACAAAATCGTATTTACTTCCATTTTTTGCGATGTGTTTTAATGTATGCGGGAAAACCGTTTGAAGTTTATGTAATTTTGATTTTATTTCGGTTGCTTTTTCAACGCTATATTTGTATTTACCATCGTATTCAATACCGTACAACAAGCAAATCGCCATTTCAAACATCTTCCCCAAATCTTCTGTTAACACCTTTTGCGGTTTATTCACAATAGGTTCCACAGCGGGTATATAGTACACGACTACAAGCTTTTTAAGCTTTTTAATGGTATTCATAGTAGCATTCAGTTGCGCTCACACCAAAACTAGTGAAAGTATTTCAATTTTTATGTATATACCTTAGTATATTATGTATTAACCTTCTTTAATAAAAAAATGAAATAGAAAGCATTTTAATATAGATAATCATATCACACTATGGCATATAACCACGCAAACGAAACAACCCATAATTCCATGACTGAAGTTGCTATAACCCTCATTAATAATAAACATATACAAAAACAAAAAAGAGACATTTGGGAGACTAGTCCATGGAAATATATTAGTGAACTTGAAAATGATGATGTTGGTGGTGTTGGTGAGGAAATTATTGATGCTTGGTGTAAAAGATCAGGAATTGTTTCAGATATTGATGGTACTAAAACAAAACAAGCAGGTGGCGGAATAGGAGACGGGAAAATCAAGGGGAAAACTTGTGAAATAAAGACTGCTAGACTAGGGAGTTCAGGTAATTCATTTCAACATGAACTAGGTGAAGTGCCGTGGAAAGCTGAGTTTATGATATTCCTGGATATTGCTCCAAAAAAAATCTATATTACTATCTTTAAAAACTTTACACGAGAATTCTATGAAAAATCTGGACGTGATTGCGGTATTAAATGTGAACCATATTTCCCAACAAAGTCTATTACTTGGAGAAAACAAAAAGGAGCATTTAAATTAGATACTAGTATGAATATTAATGAAAAAAATAAATATACATTCATTATTGATGACCCGATTACCGATTATAATAAATTTAAATCTTTCGTAGACGAGATTATTCAATAAATTTATCAGTTATTTGTGATGATCGAATATTATATGCTGAATTTGTAGATAGAAATGCTACTTCAGACCAATCGATACTTTTAAATTTGGTTAAGTTATCTTCTTTATCTTTATTAAATACAATACCATACCCCTTTTTTCTAGGTAGATTATCAAAACAATCGTAATATTTCATATTTTCTTTACCAAAACATGTAGAAGGTATATAAGCATCACATTTATAAAACATTTTTTTATTTCGGGTTGTTGAAGAAGTTCCTCCATCCGATAGAGAATAAATTTTTATAGTATTATTTTCTTTTTTATTTATTACATAACTATCATTTTTGTGAAATTTAGACCATACCTGAAATATACATTGCACACTGATTTTTTTTCCATCCGGTGATTCAAATACACTATCTATTTTCTCACTATGTATTAGGTTTAATCCTACTACTCTTTTTCGCGGTACACCCTTACCATCACTTTCAAATAATTGTGGTAAAATAAAACATACATAATCCGCGAATGTACTAGAATGATTTATAAATTTTAATGCTAATTGACCTCTCAATCCAAATGGAGGATTTCCAATAACAATATATTTTTTACTTTCAATTGGGTTCCAATCAAGATAATCTTGTTGTATTATTTCATTAAATTTTGGTTCAATATCTAACCCAATTCTTTTACCAATAGGTAAGATTTTAAGAAAATATCCATTTCCAGCAGATGGTTCAATAAATGTATAATTTTTTTCTGAATCGTGATATTTTGTTAAAACAGCTTCAACCACAGAATAACAATATTCTGCAGTAGTATTCGGTGTAAAGAACTGGTCCTTTTCTTTATACGTAAATTTAGTGTAGTCGATATCTATTTTAGCTAATTTAAGCATCTCAAAGGTATATGGTTTTGGAACATTTTTTAAATCATACCATCTTTTTACAGTCCCTATTGCAACATTAAGTTCTCTTGCTATATCTGAGTAAGTTTTACTTTCTAAAAGTTTATTAAGAACAATATTCAAATCATACTTTACGGATTTTGAGGTAGGTTCCATAATACTTGTAATTATAATTATAGTTTTATACAACCTTCAATTTTTATTTAAAATTATAATGGTATAAAAATTGAAGGTTGTATAAAGTTTATCGTTATCAAAAGTAAAGATGAATAAACAGGAGCTTCTTGCAAAGTGTAAAACACTTGGTATTAAATGTGTTAGTGGTAAAAATAAACAAGAGTTATTAGATATTCTTACTTTACAACAAGAACTACCATCAAAACCAAAATCACATCCAATCTTTGAAGAATTATTGATTAAAATCCCAAAAGACAAACCCCGAAAAGTATGCAAAAATTGCCACGAACTAGGACACGGTGTATCCAGTACAGTATGTATTTTGAATGTTGATAAAAATGCCAAACTAAAACACAAAATAAAAGAATTTGTGTTGTCTCAAAATTGTTTGTCTGACAAAAGCACAGATGACTTATTTACCGATTTATGTGAAACCTTAGATATTACCCCTAACATGTGCAAGTCTTTGTATAACGAGATTCCAATTTGTGAGCTTTTAGACAGAGAGATAAATTTATCCGAATATATGGACCGTTTGTTAACTAAACCGTGCCAACAATGTAATAAACCGTTAAGAGCAATCCATTCGAATTCGAATCGTATATGGAAAGGACAAGAGATTTGCGATTCGTGTTGGTTTACATACGCAGAGGAGCGTGATGCGACGTGGACACTCGTAAAACAATATAGACCGATGATGTGTGTGATTTGTAACGCAATTCAGAAAAACATCGGTGAGAGATTTCATTACGACCATGTAAATATGTTTGATAAAAAAGATAGTATATGTACTATGGTAAACGAAGGTATTCCTATAGAGGACATTTATGCCGAAATAGACAAATGTCAAATATTGTGTCTATCATGTCATCATATAGTCACAGACATAGAAAATAAACTGGGGTTTACTAGAATAAAACAACATTTGACTAGAAGTTTAAACCAAGGCGACCTCACGGAGGAAGAATATGCTACCCAATCAAACCAGTATCAAAGCATGTATGAAAAGAAAATGAAAGACATTTATCATAATATGATTGATTACTATACCAACGCTTGATTCGCTAATTTGTCTGCAAAATCATTTCCATGTGAATGAATATCTGTATTGTTTGTATGTGCTCTAATATGGATTAATTGAATGTTCTTCACATTTTTATACGTTTCATATGCTTTTTTCACTAATTCTTTATTGGGTATATCTACCGTCCAATATTGTTTACTACATTTCGCACCGTAATGGCTAGCACACTTTATCGCATATTCCGAGTCAGTCACGATGGCAATTTGCTTACCATTATCTACGTCACGTTTCACTATATAGTACGCGTATATGATTGCCATTAATTCTGCTACGTTGTTTGTTTGTTTGCCTTCTATTTTTTTTGATACATTACGAGAATCATCCATATCAAAAAAAATTCCAATTCCAGCACGTGCATTTGATTTACCGTTGTGGATACACGATCCGTCTGTGTAGACAAAATAATCTGGACGACAACTCAATTGACGTTCTACATACTCGTTATTATCCGTTGTAATTATAGATACTGTCTCTCCTAAAAACTCTTTTGCTTCATCTTTGGTAGAGAAATTTTTGTATTTAGCGTTTTTATACCCTTTTACAGATTGACTACATTCATTCCAAGATAAAAAAATTCCATTTACTCTTCCATTCGCAACAGCATAAAAGCTAATATTGTTTATTAATAATATTACACATTAACATTTAAGTGAGATATAGTATTAATTAATATCTAGCAGATTAGCGGTGGCGTTATTTTGATTATGTGTAACGATAAGTTGTTGTGATAAATAATCAATCGTTGTATTTTTTTGTGATAATTGCTTTTCTAAATTACCCATAATTTTACGTTGATTTTCTACAAGGTCTTGAAGTTCAAGCATTTTGACGTAATGATTGGCTTTATTTTGGTTTAAGGTTTGAAGCCATTTTTGGTGTGTTTTGGTTTTGATATGTGTTGAAAATTTACTAGACGTATTATATCGTTTGTCTTTCCTAGTACCGCATAAACATAGTAATCCATGTTTAATCACAGGTATTTTATCAATATAATTTCCAGTATCGTCTATACTTGGCGTGTATGTATCAGGGGTAAGAGCAATTTCAGATGCCATTATATAGGGTTATAAAAGTAATAATATATTATATATTATAAATCAATTTTTTATTATATAAATATTATGCATATATAATAAAAATGGATCCAGAAGAATTATACGAGCGAAGATATACAACCATTCTTGAATATGTATCCATATTTAATGCGTTGGAAGACATGGATAATGATAATCCGTGCAAAATGGGAATACACGACGGGAAATTATATTCTTGTTGGAATTTTGGACAAGGAATTCAACGAAATTTTTACGGACAGTCTAGAAAAACGTTTATAGATTTTGTGGAAAATACCATACTTAATTTAGAAACGATTGTAAATATATGTATATCTGGTTACGGTCAATTAGATACAAAATTAATGCATAAATATAGTGCATTATTTCTATGGATACAAAGTAAAATATTTTTATGGATGGAAAAAATAGATGCTATATCAACGTTCTACACAAAAGACAAATGGACGATATCGAGATTTTCAGTAGTATTAAAATTATGTAATGATTTGATGTTTAAATTAGATGATTTTGTTACTGTACCAGAAGTAATATAATATATTTTAGCTTTTATTTATATTTGTAGTAAGACTATTCAGACCAGTTTCTACGTTGACTCCCGCGTTGCCATTTATACTAAAATTTGCATTTTTGGGTATAACCACTTTAATATTTACTTCTACATCACCGTTATCACGTTGTGTTGTGGTAGATTTTGTGCTTACATCTGACGCATTCGGTACAGACCCATTTTGAGACCACTGAGTTGGCACAGGCGGTGGCTCTAGTGGTTTTTGCGGACGTTGCTGTATCGGGGGCGCATTAGTTCCTGATGCATTCGGATCTTGTGCATTATAATTATTATTCATATCACTACCACTATTCATAACACTATCAATGTCTATGGTATTTGATGTATTTGCCGGTTTTGCATTCGGATCTTGTGCATTATA